TGGAAATGTCCAAGCAGGCCACGCCGGAGCAGATGGCCAAGATTCAGGAAGCTCTGTCAGGCACCAACTTCCAGCCCAGCGCCAGTGCCCGAGGGATTGCAATTGCGGACTTCGAGAGTGACGCGGCGGCAAAGGCAAAAGCTCTGAGGGCGCTGACCGGCAAAAACAGCCCGCTTGCTGGAGCTCTTCCAGAAGGCGCCACTCTGACCAAGGCCGGCCAAGAATCTGTCTACACGCCGCTCGAATACGGCCAGGGTAAGGCCACCGAGGCTGTGCTGCGTGGGTTTGCGGATCTTCCTGAGGGCGTTTCTCAGCGAGTAACCGGCAACCTGAGCGAGAACGAAGGCATCCGCAGCATCATCAAGAAAAAGATGGAGCGCGATGCGAAATACCCGTCAGCTCGCCAGGATGTGGCAGAGATGCGGAAGTTCTTCAGCGAGGCCGATTGGGCGCGAGCTGTAGAAATGATGCGTAAGGGCGTGGCACCGGCTGCAGCTGTTGCCGCACTGGGTTATTCACTTCCAAGCATGGCAGAGGAGAGGCAATGAGCCGCAGGCGTTGGATTCAGGACAGGCAGACCGGGGAACTGATTGAAGTTGGCGCCGATTACGAAGCAGAGAGGCGCGGCCAAAGTCTTGACAGTTCCCTTTGGGGTGACCGGCACTATGACGGCCTCAGGGCCCCAGATGGAACAGATATCAGCAGCAGGTCAAAGCACCGCGCATATCTCAAGGCTTCTGGGCTGACCACTACAGATGATTTCAAGGGGTCTTGGGATAAAGCTCAGGAGAAGCGGGATCACTACCGGCAGAACGGCGGCTCCATCAGTAAGCACGATGTGCGCCGAGCTATCGAAAGATTGACACAACGATAAGGAGAAACCATGAACGACACCACCAGCATCCGCGATGCACTTGAAGACGCGGTTGAAAACGTTGAGGCCAATACGCCTGAGCCTCAAGCACCAGAACCTTCACCCTCAGAGCCGGAGCTCGCGTCTCCTGAGCTTCCTGCTTCCCCCCGGGAGGGTGAAGGCCCAACACCGGAAGAACCGGAAAGGGCCGAAAAACATAGAGACGAGAACGGCAAGTTTGCTCGCCGTGAACAGATGCAGCCCGGGCCGAAGTCAGAACCGCGGCAAGTCAAAGAGGACCGAGCTCCTCAGTCCTGGAAGCCGGAAACCCGTGAGCACTGGGCGCAGCTTCCTCCTGAAGTGAAGGCCGAAGTGGCACGCCGGGAGCGTGAGTTTGCCTTGACCATGCAGGAGACGGCAGAGCAACGCCGTTTCGCCGATGCAGTCAGCAAGACCATTGCGCCATACGAGCACTTCATCAAGGCAGAAGGCGGGAATGCCTTGCTTGCCATCGACAGCATGATGAGCACGGCGGCGAGATTCCGTACTGGCACCGGGCCGGAAGTGGCCAACCTGGTGGGCTATCTGGTCAATCAGTTTGGCGTGGGCCGGTTTGGCAATGGCTTCATCGAAATGCTGGATCAGGCTCTGGTGGGTCAGGTGCCCCAGGTTGATCCGAGAGAGCAGGCCATCCGCTCGCAGATCGAGCAGGAAATCGCCCCGGTGCGTCAATTCATGAACGAACTGAATCAAGCCAAGCAGATGCAGGAAATGCAGATGCAGCAGGCAGCAGGCGGCGAGGTGCAGGGATTTCTTGCCAATCATGAGTTCGCCATGGATGTGAAGGATGACATGGCCGACCTGATTGAGATGGCAAGCAAGCGAGGCCGCCAGATGACCCTTGATGAGGCCTATGACAGGGCCTGCAGGGCGCATCCTGAGATTTCCAAAATCTTTGCCAAGCGTGACCAGGTGACGCAAGCAAGTTCCCGCAACCAGGTGGCACAAAGGGCCCGGGCCGCGTCAGTGTCAGTGGGCGGTGCTCCAACTCCGCAGCCCAGCAGTGGTAACGCGGCAGACCTCCGATCGGCTCTCGAGAATGCGTGGGCTAGCGGGGATCGTTAGTGACTAACGGCCAAGGATGGCCACCTATATTGCGAAAAGCTCAAGACGCTGATATAAGGAAGACACAACCGTGCGAACCCCTTGCGGGCCATCCATGGCTAACTTAGTTCGGTTGTCAGAAAGAGCCACCATCAACTAGGACTCAAAGAGCCACCTAGCCAAGGACTCCGAAAGAAAAGACAGCCAAAGAGACGGGCCACAGGTCCATTCCTTTTTTGCTTTCATTCAGGAGTCTGAAGATGAGCTTTCCTAATGTCTCGGATATCGTAGCTACTACGATCCAGGCGCGTAACCGCACTATCGCGGACAACGTGACCAAAAACAACGCGATCCTTTCTCGCCTTAATCAGCGCGGCAAGATTCGCACCTTCTCCGGCGGTAACGTCATCCTCGAAGAACTCTCCTTCGCGGAAAACCCGAACGCTGGTTTCTACTCTGGCTATGACCTTCTGCCGGTAGCGGCAGCTGACGTCATCAGCGCAGCTGAATTCCAGATCAAGCAGTTTGCGGTTCCGGTTGTTATCTCCGGTCTCGAGCAGCTGCAGAACGCTGGCCGCGAACAGATGATTGACCTGATGGAGGCCCGTATCAACGTGGCTGAATCCACCATGGCCAACCAGCTGTCTGTCTCCATCTACTCAGATGGCACCGGCGATGGCGGTAAGGAAGTCACTGGCCTTGACGCGGCAGTAGCCGAAGATCCGACCACCGGCACCTATGGCGGCATCAACCGCGCAAGCTGGAACTTCTGGCGCAACTACGCCTTCGACGCAAACGTAGACGGTGGTGCAGCTATCTCTAGCTCCAACATCCAGACCTACATGAACGGCGTATGGGCGAACCTGGTTCGTGGCTCTGACCGTCCTGACCTGATCGTTATGGACAACGTCATGTGGTCTTACTACATGGGCAGCCTGCAGCCGCAGCAGCGTTTCACTGACCCGGCACAGGCTAACCTGGGCTTCCCAACCATCAAGTTCATGGACGCTGATGTCGTTCTTGACGGTGGTATCGGTGGCGCATGTCCGGCCAAGACCGCGTTCTTCCTCAACACCAAGTATCTCTACTGGCGTCCGCACCGTGACCGCAACATGGTCCCGCTGTCACCCGACCGCCGTTACGCGATCAACCAGGATGCTGAAGTTCAGATCCTGGCATGGGCTGGCAACCTGACCTGTTCGGGTGCTCAGTTCCAGGGCCGTCTGTTCGACACGACCGCCCCGTAACTTTGCTCACTGGTGGTGGGCGTTTGGGGTAGGGCTCCGGCCCTCCCCACTTTTTAGGAGATAAGCGATGGCAGCATCATTTTCATCTTCGCTGGCCAATTTCGTTTATGACGCAACGGCTTCCCAGGAAACGGGAGCACTCTCCACCGGGATCGGATACCCGGCGGCAGATGCCTCTACCGGGGACGCTATTGCAGATAGCCGGATTGGCGGCACTTCATTTAACTTGACCGTTTACAACCCGACCGAAGAGGTCTGATTGCGAACACCCGAGGGGGCTCAGGCCCCCTCTTTTACATAAAAAGGAGAAATTATGAGCACCACCGAAGTGAGACTAGATGACATCCTCAACGATCCTTTTGGCGAGCGCCGGAACGTTGGTGGAGTTCGACTGGAAGACGACACCCGCTTTCAGCATGACAACAAACTGCATGTGCGTTTCGTGATGCGCCCAGTTCTTCAGAGGGCTGAATCCCGCACGGCAGGCCGACCAATTTATGCAGAGATGGAATTTATCGAGATCATGGTTCCTGGCGACAAGCACACGATCGTGGCGCGGCGAGTCAGGGAGATTGATGCGCGTCGATTCTCTCGGCAATACGCGGCATTCAAGGCCGGCAAGGCGGATCAGCAGAGCGGTACACCGTTGACCTCTCTGCCGTTCATGTCAGCGGCAAAGGCTGAGGAATACAAGTTCTTTCACATTACGACCGCGGAGCAGCTTGCATCGACTTCCGATGGATCCTCAGCGGCCAACGCGATCATGGGCTTCCAGGGCGACAAGCAGAAAGCCGCGGCATATATCCAGATGGCTGCAGGCAATGCGCCGATCCTTCAGCTGCAGGAAAAGCTGGAAGACAGAGACAACCAGATCGCGGCAATGCAGGAACAGATGGCTCAGATGAACACCAAGCTGGCCGAATTAACCAGCAAGGGCAAGAAGGTAAAGGACGAAGAGTAAGAGGGCATTGGGATGACCTACCAGATCACGAATTACGCGACTCTCGCAAACATCGTTAATCATGTTTGCAGGATGGTGGGTCTTCCTGTTTCCAGTGACCCGGCAGGAAGCACGGATCCGGCTGTCCAGCAGATGGTGGCCGGAGTCAACTTGGCCGGCGAGGACATGCTCAACCTTTACGAGTGGAGAAAGCTTGTAAAGTCTTACGAGATTTCAGTGGTTGCCGATTACGCAGGGCAACTCGAGAAGTCTTTTGATCTTCCCGGTGACTTCTGGCAGTTCATCGACCAAACGCAGTGGAACAAGAACACCAGGCTCCCGGCAATTGGTCCGATTTCCGATCAGGTTTGGCAGGAAATCAAAATTCGTATGCCGAAGGTGGTCCTGACTTTCCTTTGGCAGATCCGCGATCAAAAGCTTTGGATTCAGTCACCGCCTAGCACGGCTCAGGTCTTTTCGTTCTACTACATGAGCCAAGGCTGGGTGGTTGACGCGGATGACCCTGAGCTTTTGAAGAACGAGGCGGACAAGAACGCGGACACGATTCTCTTTAACAGCTTCTTGATGCGGCTTCTGACCCGTGTGAAGTGGCTGGAGATGAAGGGCTTTGACTCTTCTGCCGCGATGCGTGACTTCCAACTGGCGTATGAAAACCGCAAAGGCGACGAGCAAGGCGCTGAGATTCTTTCGATGGCCAGCCCTGTCGGGTTGCCGTATCTGAACACGCTGACGAACGTGCCCGACACGGGCTACGGCGGTGTGGGGTACTAGTAATGCCGTTAGTACCTCTTGCCCCGTACAAAACGCCACGCAAGGCGGCACAAGCCAGAAACAATCAGTTTGGGGCTCTCCTTGCTCCCACTAGCGGACTGAACCTTAGGGATCCTTTCCTTCTGCTCAAGCCAGAGGACGCGCTTGTCCTCAACAATTTCATTGCGCGGCCCCAGGGCTGCGAAACAAGGGCCGGTTATCGAAAGCATGTGACTGACCTGGGTGGCTCAGTCAATACGCTGATGGGTTATTTGGCCCAGGACCCGAACGACAACAAGCTGATTGCGGCGGTTGATGACAACTTTTTCGACGTCACCACCGCCACCGCGACCCCTACCGCGATGCAGACCGGCACCGGCTCGACCGATGGCTATTGGTCTTCCATCATGTTCTCTGGGGCCACGCTGAATTATTTGTGCTGCACCAGCCCGAGCGGTGGTTACTGGACCTATGACAGCGCCAGCGGATGGACTGACAGGGCGGCAAGCGTCACTGGGTTCACCGGTAACTACGGCTCGATTGCGGCTTGGAAGAATCGCCTCTTTATGATCGCGAACGAGACGGCCAAGTGCTACTACCTTGATGTGAACGCGATCCAGGGCCCGGCGCATGAGCTCGACCTCGGTCCACTGATGAAGCACGGCGGCCATTTGGTTGCGGTGGTGAATTGGACCATGAACGCCGGTATCGACATCGACGACTATCTGGTGTTCTTTGGTTCCCAGGGTGACGTCATTGTTTACGCTGGAACGGACCCTGACGACCCGGCCACGTTTGCACTGAAAGGCATCTGGTACATGGCAAGGCCGCCGGTCGGCGATCGGTTCTTCCATGAATACGGCGGCGAGCTTTTTGTGCTGTCTGAGCTTGGCCTGATACCGCTGACGAAGATGGTGAACGGCGAGGTAGCCAACACCTACAACATCATCTCTGCTCGGATCCAGCCTGCTCTTTCTCCTCAGCTTTCTGAATTCTTAGACACTGAAGGCTGGGAGGTCGGTCTTTCCGATAATAACGACCTGTTGATTATCAAGACGCCTCCGGTAGAGGATGTTTATCAGCAGTGGATCATGAACATCCAGACCGGCGCCTGGAGCACGTTCACCGGGATCCCGATGAACACCTGGATCACTTACCAGGGTCAGATGTATATCGGCACAACTGACGGGTTGGTCTGCAAGGGTCTTGAGGGAGACGTGGACGGCGCCGAGATCAACGGCACCGGCGG